ATGCATCTGCAGGCCATGGCCAATTCTGAATCATAGGTTTCATATGCACCACTCGAGGAAAATCTAAATCATAGGATATAACATCAGTGATATCCAAAATTTTTGCAGCTAGAGCAAATGCTTCATCTGTTCCTAGTATCTTAGGCTTGTGTTCTGATAAAAACATATTAGCAAACTCCACAGGGTTTTTAATTATGTCTCTACCAAGATTAAAAAATTCTTTAGCTAACTCGCTGTCCTTTTTAAAGAACGTATAGAAGCTGTAAAGATTAGGTAGTTGATTTTTTACAAATGCTTTGCGATAGTATTGATCAGTAACTGTTTCGCCTCTATAGGTAAAGCTCTTGTTTGCGATATATAATTCACTGTTTTCGATAAAATATTCAGCCCAATGGCTGTAGTCTCTCAAGAACAGCATGTCTGCGTCCAAACATACTGTGTTATCGAAAGGACTAAGTTGATCCATCCACGATCGACCGTCCCAAAATGTTTCTTGATCCCATTCTATGACATGATCAAACACCCAATCGCTTTTGATATTCTGTAATTTTTGTTTGTTGTCTATGACTAATGCAACTTGATCAAACCCCGGGCGCTGTGTATTTTTTATACTCAATGCCAGTCCATAAGCTAATTGCACATAGTCGATGGTATCGTGTTCAGCTACTATAATTAGATAACCAAATTTCATACAAGTTCCATTAATTTTGAGATATTTCTTACTATACTCTGTTTATTCATGATGTGTATGTCTGTGTTCTTGAGAGTGGCTGCACAAAAGTTTGCATCTAATTTATGAGATACCAACACTGTGAGTTTATCTTGATCTACATCATGTAGTATATCTTTGTCTAACAGGGTTAGGACTGGCGGTAAACTTAGTGTATCTATGTTTTCAAAACCATCTAAAATATGTTTGGCTATACTGAATGCAACGTCATTTCTATATTGTTTTGAGTCAAATCTATATGTATCAGCGAAGTATTGGTAGTTGTCTAGTATGATCTGAACAAGATCAAAAAATAATTTAGTATACGAATTCTTTGTAAACATCACAGTCGTAGCCCAATACAATTTAGTTCCTACTTCTGATATGTACCTGTCACAGTAGCCCAGCCTGTTATTATCATAAATGTCATTGATGCTTTCACCTATTAATATATCGTTGTCGACATCCCAATATTCTCCAAGAGTCTTTGAAAATATAAAAAAATCTGCATCTATCATCAGAGTTCTATCGTAGGGAGTTTGTTTCCAGGCAGAATATCTGTTGCCATTCATAAAGGTTACTGTGCTGTGATCCACACCATCATGCAGTCTACGATAATTATTTGCTGGAGGCCTTGGTACGATAATAATGTTTTCAAATACTTCTTGTGCTTTATCGTATATCTTTGATTCGTGCATCCAATCAATCGTGGATTGATCAGTGACTAAGGAAGCAGGTACTTGTAGTTGTTTTTTAGCTAGACCACCAGCCACAATACTCATCAGAGCGTAATCCACTGACCTATTATTATGAGCATAGATTAAAATACCTTTGGTCATTGTGCTAATAGCTTTTCAACAGATCTACTTTTTTTAAGACTTTGATCAGCTTCAAAATATTCGTTAGTGGCTTCAAAGTATCTAGAAAAAATCTCATCTCTAAACTCTTCTAGATTGGGGATAAGAATAGGATTTTGATTAGAATCTAACAATACCACTGCTGTAGTTCTACCTTTGAGGATTAAGATTTCTACAAATGTTAACAGAGTCTGATTGATGTGAAAAAGTCCGCCCTGAAAACCAAAAGTTAATTTGGCAGCATTTTTTTCTTTAAGGACTTTTTTCTGAATTGAAAATGTTTGCTTGTAGTTGGCAAAATCCAGAGCCTGTTGAAGTTGCTCTTGCATGTTTTCTCCTTGATTATCTGCGCACTTTATTTAGTGGTCGATAACTATCTTGAGAAAATTTACGGTGCTATGGCGCTGGTTGAAATGGTTGGTAATGTAACAGCAAAGTTTCCTGTGCCTAGTGGGATGAGTATGCCGGTGGCATACAAGGCTGATACCGATACTGTGAACGTGCCGTCTACAGAATCAGTGTAGTCTGGCACAGGATTTGAAGGATGTTGACCTGGATCTACATAATTGTCAACAAATTCTATGTGCCATTCACCTTGGGTAGCTGATCCGCTGGAATTAGAATTAGATACAGCATCGGTGGTTCTAGCATAGATTTTATAACTGTTTGACCCATAAGGGGATGATCCAGATAGTGAGTACCATAGCTGCCTTGTGTTGGAACATCTAAACCAATTTTGTCCGTCATTAGGAGCTACCCCTGCAGAAGGTGTTTGAGCAGCAAATGTGCGTGTACCGGCTACGCCTAGAATTGAAGTCCAAGCATTGTTCTGACCACTACCTGTGCCGCCTGAACGAGAAGCTGTGATTCTCAGTTGACCACCACTGTTCCAAAAATGCCTAGCGGCGGCAGCAGTAGGCCACGTGGCTGTGATTGTACAGGTAATAAGGCTGGTCCAGCTAGTTCCGTATATTCCAGGCCAGGTGGTCGAAGATGGGGCATATGACTGCACTGCAGATTGACTGCCTGCTACTGTAAATCTGTTGGCATTGATAGTGGAAACTAATGCGGTATAGCTGGATACTGGAGATGTTGTGGCGTTGAATTTAATCACATCGTTTTCTGCCACAGACACTGGGGTAGGCGCTGTACCAAATATATGGGTATGTGCATTGATAATATCGTTGCGAAGCTTGGTAATTTGAGTTGCTGTGACTTTGGTTCCCTCTGATACCGCAGAACTAATCACAGTTTGACCCCATCCAGAATCAGCTGTACCTGTGCCTATAATATTGGCAAGCGGACCTCTGATATTGTTGTAATCTGTAGCGGTGATTTTGTCATTTACAGCCATGTATTGTCTCTTAAATTATCGTGTATTTAAATTTTCAACTGCCAGATATAGCTGAAAGTGAATAAACCGGGCTAGTAATAGCAAAAGAGCCGGACGGTAATAAGCTACCAGATGCTTTGAGTTCAGTCACGTCAATGCTTAACGTTCCGTCCACACTGTCACCGGGCGCCGGTGGTCCTAGATCTACATAGTCGTCGGCTAATGTTGCTCGGATAGTCAGTACTGTGGCTGTGCCAGTAGAGTTGTCAGCAACATCTGTTTTGGCTTCTAATCTAAAGAAATTAGCAGAATATGCAGTACTTAAAGATCCTTGATAATAGGTTTGATAACTGTTAGTTAATGTGTAATAATTTATCAGAGGATTAGTGTCGGCGCCAAAAGATTGTATGCCTGCCGAAGCAAGAAATTGCACCCATGCATTATATTGCTGAGAACCCGAGCCACCGGTTAATGATGCTGACAATCTAACTTTACCGCCACTATTGAAAAAATATCTAGCCTGGGCGCTGGTTGAAAATGTAGCTGTTAGTGTAAGACTAACAGAAGTTGACCACGCTGTAGAATAAGTAGCTGTGCCTTTAGAAGATATAACAGATTGTGAACCGTCTATTTTAAATCTATTTGCTAGAGCTGTTTCTAAAAGAGTATCATAATTACTATTAGGTGCAGCTGCACCAAACCCAATAGGATCTCCAACATTTACTGTTACAATGCTTGGAACTACTCCGTCTTGGTGCAGTCTTATATTAACAATATCGTATCGTAATAAATCCCATTGTGCTTTGGTAATCGTGTTGCCGGTGAACACATCTGAACTCTGCACAGTTTGACCGTAGCCTAGTGTGCCAGAGCCTGTGCCAATCATTGATTCTGCTTTGTTTTGTATGTCTACATATTGTGCAGCAAAGACGTTGGTTCCTAAAGTCATTATAACACCAATGCTTCTATTACGCTAATGCTGTCTGAACCTGTTGACTCTAATGCCACTGCAAATACATTGGCATAATTGCCGTGTGCTGCAATCGCTGCGCCTCTAGGACCAGCTACTAACCGATCGCCCTTTCTAACTGAACCATATACCTTGCACGGTACACGACCTTTTAGAGCAATGTAAGTGCCACCTTGTAACTCACTGTTCATCATATAAGCTGGGTTGGCAGATACTATTCCAATAGCACGGGTGTTAACATCTGCAGCAGTGACTTCTTTTTCACCGCCTACCATTACCACTGTGCCGACTTCGTATTCTTGATCGGCAAGATATTTTTCAGCTAGGTCAGCATATCGAGCAGCTGTGGCTGTGCCATTAAAGATATTAGCTGTAATGTTACCGCTGACATCTCTTGCAGCTATGCTGTAAGCAGTGGCTGAGAGTCTAGCAGTTCTGTACTGGGTACTAGCAGTGCCATCTGCCCATGCTGGATCAACTCTAGCATCAGTACGGTCAATAAAAGTACGATCTACTTTGTCTGCTATTCCTACGAATTGATTGGCTAATATGTTGCCGCTGGAATTACGTATAGCTATTGTAGATATTGCTGAGCCTGGCACCGTGGCGCTGGAAGCTAATCCGTTTAGAGTGCCGGCATCTGCGGCAGTGGCAGCTGATCCAGTCACTGATCCAGTCAAAGTTCCTACAATATTAGCACCAGCAAACCCTATCTGTTTGGTAGCAGCATTGATCATAACATCATTGTCATTGGCTAACACGTTGCCTTTGTGACTGCCAGTGGTGTTGCCTGTAACCGCACCTACCAAAGAACCAGTGAATGTAGTAGCGTGAACATTGCTCCATGCTAGTGTTGTAGATCCCAACGTGTAAGCACCACTAACTCCGGGGACTAATCCTGTTGATTTCACAACAGCTATATCTCTTTCATCTGTAGTTTCCGTAACTGTAATTCTGAATGTGATGTCGTTACCAAGACGATTTTCGACAACGACATCGTTGCCACCTTCTATACGGATTCTTAGATCGTTGCCATCACCCACTTGCAGACCGGGATCTTTGAAACTAACTTCTGACGTAAATGAGCTTTCACCTGTTTTGATGTATTGATCGGCTGTGAAACCTCCTAGTCTAGCTGCATTACTTGATGTGCCCCAAAAGGTAAAATCGTCAGTGGAAACACCAGTCTGCGATCTAGCTAATGTAATTCCTTTCTTAACCACAGTAAAATCATCTATGGCATTTTTACTATTGTCAAGTGTAAACGCAGTTTTACTAACTATTGCTATGGTTTTGCTATCTGATATAATCTTTAATATAGTGTGTGGGCCTTCTGCGGTACTAATGGTTCCATATACCACTGCTGGACTGATAGTTGAGGTGCCTAAATCCGGGCTGGATATCGGCCCGATCAAGGTGAATTCTGTGCCAGTATATGTGTATAGTTGTTTGGCACCCGTGTCCCACCAAAAATCACCGGCTACTAACCCACTGGGAGCGGATGCGCTGGCTTCGGCGCCACCGGCTACTTTGAATCTAGTCCCGTCATAGAATTTGAGTTTTTTAGTAGCAGTATCAAACCATATTTGCCCAGTAACAGATTTAGGAGGCGCTGTGGTATTAGCAAAGTTTTCTAGTAGATGCACAAAATTTTCGTTTTGTACTTCACCGTAACCTGCATAATTCTTACCTACTAGTCGTAGATCTGTAGTGGTGTCGATTGTGCCGTCAGCTACCGACGTTAAAAACACACCGTTAAATTTATTGACTTCATATGCCATTCTGTTAACCCCTAATATCTTGTATTTATTACTGTCATACTACACGAGCTGCTGCGGCTTCACGCTGCTGTTCAAGTTGTATGTACTCTGCATCTGATAAACTGGTAGCGATATTCAATGCTTTCTGCCTAATATGCCGCAAAATCTTCCAATCTGTGCTGTTTAAAAATTCTCGTTCTTGTCCGTTGGCAACATCTGCGGCTCGTTGTGCTGTAACTCCAGCTGCGACCGCAGTAACAGTTCTGCTAACAACATCAAAATAATGTGTTTGCGCTGCTATTTGGGCAGCTTGTGCATCTGTGATTTCTATCATCGTAACAGAACTCGGCACATTAGGCTGATAATTTAACACGCTAACTACTAGATTATTTTCTATACAAACATAATGCATGATTAACTCCAAATGGCCAAATAGTTTGCTGCCGGGGTGCTTCGTTGTTCTGTGTTCTGCACGTAGACTCTGATCCTATCACCAAGATAAGAATATGTACATCTAATCGAATCATTGCCATCGACTCCACCTGCATAATGAACCACATGGATAGACGGAATAAATGCTACAATATTTGCCATACTTTTACCTGCTGGAGGAAACACATCAAAAAAGTTTGCACCGTCATTGAATGATCCGACCTGATTTGTGTATCCCGATGTGCTATATTGTGCTCCGCTGACAATAGTATACTGCGGCAATCTGCTGTCTACATATGTTTTAGTGGTAGCGTGATTTGCGTCCACAGGAGCACCAACCAATGTTAGATATCCTGTCATGGTGCTGCCAGCTAATGCTACTTTGGTAGCATCAGTGGCTATGATTGTTATATCTTGTGTGCCATTAAATGACACTCCGTTGATGTTTCTTGCAGTTTGTAATTGTGTCGCGGTAGAAGCATTACCTGTAACCGCACCTACGAAATTAGCTGTAATAGTGCCTGCCGCAAAATTGCCGCTGGCGTCACGTGCTACAACTTTACTAGCAGTATTAGTTGAGGTAGCATCTACTGAAATTGTCGCAGGAAGATTGCCGTTGAATACACTTAAACTACCACTAGTAGTGGTGTTTATTAAATTCAAATAACTACCTTTAGTTAGAGATTCTTGTGCAATCGCCTGCCAAGCCAGCCCACCGGCCTGTGCTGTTAGAACAGTTCCTGGAGATCCAAGGCCTAGCATAGCAGTGGTATTTGCTGCTGATTGATAAGGAATAGCTCCTAGTCCTCCACCCGGAAGATTTGTAGCTGTGGTTGCTAGAGTAGCTGTGGTGGCGTTGCCAAAAAAGTTGTCGGCATACACCCCTGCAAATTTGTATCCTGTTATACCAAGATTAGTTGTATTATCGCCTATAATCGCTGGAGCATTTGGTCCACCGAGTCCCAAGGAAGTTGCCGAATCAACAAAGTTAACATCTGGGCCACTTATACCCATATCAAAATTCAGACGGCCTGTGGCAGATCTAATTGTTGGAGTACTAGAATCAACGAACATTCTTAGTTGATTTCCGCTGCCTACAAATATTCCGCTGTCATTGACATTCAACGAACTCAATGTACCTACCTGTGTCAAGCCACTCAGTGTCACAGAATTATTAATAGCATTTCCTGTTAATGTTTCTGCACTGGCCGGTACCGTGATACTGTTAGATCCATCAAAATTTACGCCGTTTATGGTTCGTGCAGTGGCCAATCTTGTGGCAGAAGCTGCGTTGCCTGACAGAGTAGCACCGATAAATTGAGTGGCTTGTACAATGTTAAATGTACTGATTCCTGTTGAAGCCGTGACATTGCCTGTGAGGTCACCTATAAAGGTGGCTGTGACAGTACCTGCTGAAAAGCCGCCTTCTGAATTTCGTGCTACTACTTTGCCTATGACATTAGCAGATGTTGCATCAACACTCCATGTGGTTTCTGAACTGCCGTTGAAATCAGAGCCGGCAATATAAGTGCCTTTTTTCAATAGATTAGTGGTATTGGCAGTTACCGTGACATTAGATGAAGCGTTGAATGGCACACCATTAATCAATCTTGCGGTAGATAATTGATCTGCTGTAGCAGCATTACCTGTAATACTGCCATTGATCTTGGCGGTGGAAGATAAATTAATTCCAGCCTGTAAAGCATTGCTAAATCCAGTAACTGAATTTCCGGGATTTATAACAAATGCAGCAGCAGTGCAGATAGCAAATACGGTACCGTTGGTTTCTAGAAAAATCACAGGCTGAGGATTACCTAATGTATCATCTAAAGAACCAGCTCTGGCTCTAGTAGACCCAAATCCTTCCACTGCCTCGGGTCCAATGAATCTCCATTCTGTGCCAGTGTATACATATAATTGATTGATAGGAGTTTTTAACCACAATGCACCGGAGTTGGTATTAGGTGGTGCAGACGCACTTACAGCTGCCGATCCTATTGGATTCCAATTTGAACCGTCATAGGCATAGGCTGTGTCGTTCGTGGTATTAAACCATATCTGTCCTTCTAACGGCCTCGAAGGTGGGGCGGTGTTGGCAAAATTCTCTAAGAGGAATACGAAATTTTCATTCTGAGTTTCGCCGTAGCCTACATAGTTTCGACCTACTAGACCTAGACTGGTGGTGGTATCTATAGTGCCGTCATCAAGCACTACTAGTTGAACCCCATTAAACTTGTTAATTACATAGGCCATTTATGCCGCTCCTGGTTCATTATGGTGGAAGTACGGTGTCTGACTGCCAGTCCCACACACCACCTACTATTTTAAATTCTTTGATAATTCTTGTCACAGACACGCTAGCTGCCGTAATAGTAGCTGGTGGAAAACTTATATTGGTAATTGCAAGACTTGAACTGCCTCCTAGAGTAGTTAAAAATGCTGCTGTTGATACTGCCGGAGGCAGTGAATTTATTTCTAAACTCTGTGCATTATTACTGATCAAACTGCATAATATCCTTGCATCGGTACCTGTACGATATTCACTCACCGGCGCAAGATTATTTAATATGTTGTCAACTATATAGGTGTTTGACTTTCCATCTGAAAGGTCAATACTAAAAATCAACGGTCTTGATTCTATTCTATTATCTGTATATTCTTTAGTAGCAGCATCTTGAGCAGAGGTGGGGTTGGCTAGGCCGGTGATCTTTGGGCTACCAATTAAAGCAACATTACCAGATCCGTCTGGTTCTAATTCAATATCGAAATTAGACGACACCGTAGAGATTCTGTGATTTTCTAATCTCATTTGTGTGACTGGCGGAATGCCGGGGCCTACGTTAATCACGTTTTGTGTACCGAAGGCCGTAACGCCAGGAATACTAGTAATCGCAGATCCTAAACTATTTCCATCTATGACTTTGGTACCGCCTATATACACTGCCTTACCTGATGCTAGATTCAATGTTTCAGAAATATCTAACCAATTGCTACTATTACTATAAGCAATGGTCTTATCAGTGCCGCCTTTAATAGTGATACCTGCTCCGTCAGCTGTGCTGTTAGTGGGGACGGCTACGTTAGCTATGACAATGTTTTTATCTTCTACTGTGAAAATACTGGTGTTTAGTGTAGTAGTAGTTCCTTCTACTGTGAGGTTTCCGTTTACTACTAGGTCTCCACCGAGATTAACAGTACTGGTCGATTCTGTGGGATACAGTCCAATAGTCCTTGCATTTGCATTTATTACTATTGCGTTTTCTTGAGTGTCTGATCTATTAACACTCAAAGTAATATTTTTGTTGCTTGATGCATTTGCTAAAGTTACATTACCATTAGTAACAAACAATGATCCCTGGTTAGCTGATCCTACGATTAATCCCGAGTCAACAGTAATTTGTAATTGTCCATTAATTGCATTAGCAACATCAGTACGAACATAGGTAGTAGCTGGCGCACCGCCAAGACTGTCGCTGTTGGTACAGGTTGCACGTATTTTAAAATTAGCTAATGTTCCTACATTAAATCCGGGTGCAATGCTACCTGTGTATCCGATAATAGGTAGTTTTGGGGTGAAACTGTCTTTGGCAAATATGCCTAACAATATACCATTGTTATACAAACTGGTGATAACTCTAGTTTGATTAAGGGTATCTAATATGGTATCAACTCTAAGTCCGCTTAGACTTTGTGAACTGCTGTAAGCAGGAGCTAACAGTATTGCTGAAGCACCGTCAAAGAAAAATAGTTGCTCGCCCACATCGTCATACCATAGATCACCTATGGCCAAGGTTGAAGGCTGAGTACTAGATATTGTTGCAGAACTAACTGGCACAAAACTAACACCGTTATACACCTTTAATTTTGATTCGCTAGAATCAAACCATATTTGTCCTCTTAGCGGATGATCTGGTTGTGTTGACTCGGCAAAGTTTTCTAATATCTTAATTAGATTTTCGTTAAATATTTCTCCAAAGCCACTGTAATTTTTACCAATTAAGGTAATGTCTGTTGATCTGTCGTCAATTTGACCGTCAGCAACTGTGGCAACTATGGTTCCGTCTGTTTTGTTAATCTGATATGCCATGTTATTTTACCTGTTAGAATGCCGGCGGACCGGATCTGATTATAAAGTTCATTGATAGAAACGGATTCATCAATCCCACAGCAGTTCCAAGAGTAACTCCTACTGGTTTTTTGACATTGCCGCTGTCTTTGAGGTATTGTGCTTGCCCAGGGGCTGTGGGTCCAAAGCCGGAAGTAGCTAATGGATCAAGAGTCGTACTTACTGCTATTGCAGCATAATCCTGGGTGGCTGTTGACAAAGTATGACTATGTTCTGGCAAGTTGGCCAAAGTCAGTGCCACTGAGCTAAGGCCGGCTGCACCCCCGAGGATCGTAGCCTGTACGTCTGGAACACGGCCTGCTGTTCCGCCACCTGCGTCTACATATGGGCCTGAAGATGTCGGCACCGTTCCAGCATTGTCCATGTTATCTTTACCTAGAGCGAATCTACCTCTAAGGTCGGGAAGTCTAAAAGTTCCCACACCTTGTAACGCAGAGGATCCGTTATATACAACCCCGATAACATCGTATAAATCACCGTATTTTGATCTTTCAATTTCCGACCCATCACACAACAAATATCCATCAGGGGTTGTTCCACCAGCATAAGGTAATATTGCACCAATTGGCACAGCCAAGTCGCCCATGAACACTTCTCTAGTCTGTTTCAATAATCCCGAACTAGCCAAAGTGCTTTCGCTAGGTCTATATGTTAGAACAAAATCTCCCTTTTTGCCTCGATTAGGTGCTGGTTCATCTTTACCTGCTATGATGTTTGCCGTAAGAGTAGCATTGAAGATTTTCGTAGCTGGACCTACCTGACCGTCAAAAGCCACAGCAGGTGACACTACATCGCCTGCTAGTTGAAAAGTCGTTGGTGTGCTTAGGGCAGTAGCAGTATTAGCATTGCCGCTGATATTTCCTTCCAGCACACCCTGAATAGTATCTGCTATAACGGTTTTAGCACGTATGTTGTTAAATCTTCTTAGATCAGTGCCTAAATCATAGGTATTAGTAAGTTTTGGTTGAATAGTGTTGGTTTGTAGAACTCCAGTAACATCTATGCCATCTCCTACAATTAGATTTTTAGTAATCGCTGCGCCACCTGGGGTACGTATACTACCATTATTCAAATTAGTACTAGCTGTGGTGTTGGTAGATACCAGTGTTCCTGTGAGTTTAAAATTACCAATAACATCTAGAGATTCTGTTGGATTTTCTTGATTTATTCCTACAAGATTATCCACTACTCTAAGTATTGTTGCAGGGATTCCGTTTCTGTTAGTCTGCAAATCAAGCGAGCTGCCTGCTGCAGAGTTATATATACTACTAGATGATTCAGTTGATAATAGTTTAAATGTTTCGTCAACTCCGATAGAAAGGCCGTTGTTGTTTTTTATTTTTATTTCATAGTCAGTGGTGTTGATGGTATCTGATCTAAGAAATGTTCCTGCAGCTTTTTCTACTCCACCTACTAATAGTGCTTGAGCATTTTTAGCAGTACCGTTGAGCAGGGGTAAAAATCCACCTACAAAATTAGCTATTTCGGCAGCGTCAGCAGGAGTACTTATGTTTATCCCCGACCGCACTGTGTCAAATCCAGTTATTAAAGTTTTAGGAGTAAAGCTATCTTTGCTTATAACAATTACAGGAATATCAGCAATATAAAATACCAATATAAATCTATCTACGTTATCCGAGTCGGCTATTTTTTCTATAACTGGACCGTACCTTAAACCGCCCACTGAACTTTCAGTAGGACCAACTAGAATCCATCTTGTACCAGTAAATATCCGCAGTTGTTGATTTGTGGTATCTACCCAAAGTTCGCCAACTTTGCTGTTCTCAACCGCAGGTTGACTAACACCTTTCTGTATACCCGAAGCTGCTTTCCATGCTGTGTTATCCCAGATTTTTAGAGTCTGTGAGCCGCCGGTGCTGTCATACCATAACTGTCCTTCTACTGGATTTACCGGTTGGTCAGTGGATGCAAAATTTTCTAGCAATGATAAAAAGTTTTCTGCTATGATCTGTCCGTAGCCGGTGACATTTCGGCCAGGAAAGACTAGGCTGGTGTCTGTGCTAGAAGTATTATCAAATACTGTGATAGGACTTTTGTTTTGGTTATCTGTAAAATTAACTATATATGGCATGGTTATACCTCAGCAAAGCCAGTTAAACTCTGCACACGTATAGTGTAGTCTATCTGCAGTAATCTGTTCAAACTTTTTTGTACCGGATGAAATATAACGTGTGTCAATAGCTTTCCGTCTGATGTGTTTGGTCCGAGCCCTTTTAATCCTAATTCATCAAATACAAATTCACCATTCATATCTACACTGTTGTCAAAGGCTTCTTGATCTAAAGGTTCGCCGTAATCCAGCAAACAACTAATCAAAATATCACTGTAGGTGGCGCCACTGATGTGTCTAATTTCCATCTTGTTTCTAATCGGATCTTGATTTTCAATAGCGTTTTGATCCACCACCTTTTGATAGGTTTGATTATATAGACTAGAATTTACTCCGACGGTGTTCGGAGTAAGGTATGTAATAAGTCCTGTAGGGTCTACAGTAGTTCCACCTGTACCGAAAATCATTTGATATACTGTTCCATAACCTTGATTGCTTAAACTGTTAACCATGGCCACACTCATATTTTCGTAGTGAATAGCGTTTCGTTTATCTACAAAAACTTCTTTAGTTACAGGATCATGGATTTTTATATGTCCTTCAAAATGAAACCCGCCTGTTTCGTTGGGGCGAGCTTGAGGACTGACTACTGGTTGATCTTGATTGTTTGGCATTTTGATCTCTTTTTGTTCCATCATGTATTTATTCAGGTATAGCTGTGGTCTTTTCCACAATGAATCTAGCTATAGCGGTGTCTGTATGTACCAGACTTGTACCATCTGTGGCTGTGGTTTCTCCCCTAGCATACCAAGTTTTACCCTGTCTTCGCAACACAGTAATTCGAGTACCCGCCGGCAATACGGTAGTAAGTCGTATTTGTGCTGTGGTACCATCTACGCTGAACTCAGCTTCTTGAGTCTGATCTGCGGCCGGACTAGCAGCGCCATTTGCTTCTACGTAAACAGATTGAGGATCTTTTTTCAGCCTGCGGCCGGCAGCAAACACTTCTATTTGATCACAAGGACCATAGGTTGCTGGTATAGTATTTCTAAACCAGGTGCCGCTTCTAGTACCTTTCTGAGGCACAAAGTCGAGCGGGCCAATTAACAGTGTGCTACCGTCACTGGTAAAATCAGTTCTTTGCTGAACTTCATTGTAAGGTATCACCTCGCGGTATCCCACGTCAACTACTGCTGTACCTAGGGCATATGTATTTGCTATAGATGTTCCTTGAGCACCTCTGCGTAGTTGACTTAATATGTTACCTGACTTTGACATGTATTCAATGCGTTCGCCTTGTATGAATACCGCACCCGGTACATTTCTGCTGGCTATTGGCTGAGACAGGTTAGTAGCATCAGTAACTTCTATACTAGTGTCGTAGTAGTTTAGTACCTTGGTTAATTTGCATCTATCTTTTGAAAATCTATTGTAATGAAACACATTTAACATGTCTTTGTGAATCTCATAGGCCGACGGTAATCTAAAGACGTCATTGGCAAAGTTTATAATTTTTATAGTATCTGCAGGGGTTGTGTTTGCTGTGATATATACCACCGCTCTAGGCAAACTCACATAAAAGTCTTTGTCTTGTCTCAAACGAAGACCGTTTTTGTATACCCACACATAACTTACTGAAATCGGAGATCTTGATAATTTATACTGTACTTGACCTCCACTACTTTCATCTTGGATAATATCCATAGACGGGTATTCACCAAACCAAGTAACATTAACTGCAGGATATGTTGAATCAGATACTGTAGAATCTCCTGGGAATCCAAAGTCAAATGCGGAGTCGACAGTGATAGTGTTATCTTGTATAGAATATTCTGCCCTTAGATCATTTTCAATCTTAATAGCGTCGCCGATAGATAACTTGGCTGCGTTAACAGTTACTACTTTAGCAGGTCCATCTAGAGTGTAATCCACAATAAATGTTCTAAGTACATTGTTTACTAACACTTTTAGATTTGCCGGTAATATACTGCCGCCAGGTTCGAGCGGATCCACTCCTAGAGAGAATACATTGTTGGTACCGTCGTAGACAGCATAAACTGTATCAGGTCCTTTCAACAACTGGCCGTTGGCTTCGACTATCATTGAGCTTAGATTTGAGCCTCTGGTTAATTCACTAAATCCAGTAATCTCAAAAGTTCTTGTACTTCCTTCAAAGAAGAAAGTTTGAGTATTAACCTGTACTAGAGACAATCCCGAACTATCTATATCAGCTGTTGATTCTAAACATACTATTTTAACTATGTCGCCTACTTGAGGTGTGATTCCAAACTCTACCAAAGTTTTACCCACAGCATCAACTACATCTGTGCTGTTGCGGAATCCCACATCGACCTGTGTGCCATTTACACTAACAAATACACTGCTGGTGTTATCATAATTGGCATTGGTTAAGAACAGGCCAGTGGCACCATCTGCGGTATAGCTTTGATAATCTAAAATACCAACACCGCCAATACCTATACTAAGTATTTCCACAAATTCATCTACCAGCGGAGCTGCTACAAAGTTTACAGTGTTTGTTTCAAGATTGATAGTATAATGTGTGTCAATGGTTCTTGGTGTGTTAGACACATACACAAACACTGACTGAGTTTCTAATACAGTTTGCCCTATGGCAAATTCTGTATCTGTGCCATTAGCTATTTTTACATTGGATTGCAGTGATGCTGCGCCAGATACTGCATTATTGTATACCTTAATTGAAACACTTTCTATGACCTGCCCCGGAACGTTTTCTTCGGGTGCCGGTACCACATTAGGATCTATAAATTTACCTCCGGTGATAGCTATTTCTTCTGAAGTCATACCAGTGGCTGTGATGTAGGCGCCGCTGATTGACGACAACGATCCTCCACTGAGTTTGGTATCTAGAATATTGTCATCTGTTATAACTACAGATCCATCACTTTCTATAGGACGGAATATAAGAATATCACCGTCTACAGTACTTAGATATTCACCAATCTCTACCACTGCATTTACGCCATCACCGACAAATGTTGGCATTTCTGCTGTTGGATTTGTGCCTGTGCTAGAATCTTGTGCAGGTGAATAGTTTTCATCATCAACACGTACAGTGATATTAGTGTTCTTTCGTTTGATATAGATGTTGATTTGTTGGCCAGCAGCTGGAATATACGGTAGTGTTACTGTGCTGGTACTGCCATCGGCAACATGATAATAATCCGAACTAGACTCTACTGAATCCCAATTGTCTGTGAACCAAGGTAGAGCATCCCATCCACCAGTGACATCAAATGTGGTTCCTTGGATTCTGACTCCGCCAAAGTCGATACCTGTCATTAACTGATTTAGTTCTTTTCCTATCATGCCTGCTTTGGGTGTGTAGGTTTGGTTGATTCTATTCACCGCATCTAATAACAGAATGTTTTTGTCATAGGTCACTGTGATTTCATCATCTTTAGGCGGGGCTGTGTTAAAAACTAATTTTCCTCGCAATAAAGAATAGCTGTCAGTAGCTTGATAATATAGACTGATTGTGTATTCGCTGGCCAATACTACTTGTGTTTTTTTAGTTGACGATGATTTCTGTATTACTCTGATTTTAGTTTTGTCATTAGTCGGTGAGTAATTCAGCAGGAACACAGCACTGCTACCGGTAGCTATAAATGTCTGTGTCTGTGAAAATGTGTTGTAAATTCCGCCTGTAGAAATTCTATCAAATTTTACTGAAACATCAAATGTTCGAACTTGGGAATCGCCTATAACTGCCACTGCCTTGGCTTGAATAGAGGTAGGAGCATTTCCGCCTACTAGCGTGATCGTCGGTGCTGCGGTATACCCGGAGCCGGCAGTTAGTACTTGTATGCTTGAAACTCTACCGTTGGAGATAAATGCTTTGGCAGTGGCTCCGGTGCCTGTTCCGCTAATCAACACCTTAGGAGGCGTTGTGTAGTCTGAGCCCGAACGATACACTTCTATAGCAGTCACGGTGTAGGCATTATTATCTGCCCACCATTTCCACGGGTACTGCGATATTTCTGCGGATGACGAATTAACAGGGTTGGCACGACCATCCGATACCGAATACACTGGTGGTAAATCAAAATCAGCCACCGCTGATGAATATGTTTCTGGTTGGGTATAACGACTGATATACTCTCTAACTGTGGTTCTAAATGGTTTAACTTCGTTGATGTATTCTTGATAACTCGATAAATTATCATTTTTGTAATTTGGCGGACTTGCTAGTGTTCCGATGTTATGCGTGGCATTTAGAAAACTGGTTTTGAATACCCAATCTACATACTGCTGTTCGCTGAACACATGGCGTATTGAAGCAAAAAATAATTTGTTCCATTCTACTGAATAGTCGCCGATAAACACTTGTTCTTTGATTGCTGTAAAGATATTTCTTAATTCTTTGGAATTTTCAATGTCATATGTTGTAGTGTCAAATGCCTGTGTATTATCAAACCCAACTCCAGTTACGCCTGTATTATATAATGAGGAATTTATTTGAATAGTGCCAAGTTGTCTACTGACTAATAGATATCTATCTAGGAACAACTCAGCAGTATCAGAGATTTTTTCAAATACAGCCCAACCGCCGGCAGCATATTCTTTGACTTTTATAATATCACCGATAGCAATTTGAGCATCGACTATCTCGTAGATACTATTCAATTCTTTAATTATTCGAAGATTGCTGTCATATCCTATGCGAACCCAATCTATTTTACTCCAATATTTGGTTGTATCAAAAGATTGTGATTTGCTACGGAAATATACTTTTCGCAAATCATCCCAAGAATATATACTCCAAAAATTATTTAGAGTAGCATCGTTATTAACCAACACAGAAAAGTATCTTACCTGAATTGTTATGCTACTGTATTTTTTACCGCGATTAGTTACCACCACAGCAATAACACGACCTTGACCATCAATATGGCATACTGCTGTAGCATTGATTCCGTCTCCAGATATAGTAATTGGAGGGCCTAGATAAATTCCACTCTGTTCTTGATCAAACAATTCTTTAGGTTTGTAACCATATCCCGGATCCACAATATCTATGGTGTCTAATTCACCATTGATTAGATTGCCTCGTAGAACTGCACGACGTGTGTTGGTTGTTCCCACGGTCTGAAGATCGATATCAGTGTCTACCACCACATCATACAGATTTAATGCAGAACTAGGCACAGTGTCTACACTACTAAGATTGGTAAAATCTATGGTTTCTGCAAACGTTTCTTTTTGTAAAATGTTATTGATATATTCTATGACAATTTTCAGTGCTAAAATTCTATCAACGAACATGGTCTGACGGGGGCGATATTCGATTCCGTATTTTTGTTTAGCTGGCAGTGATATATCCGGAATTCTGTTGCCGGCAATATCCGAACCTACAAGACTATCAATCCATTTGTTTTCTAGTTTAGAAGAAGGCAAACTATCAGCCACGCCTTCGGTGAGCAATTGATATTCGTTGTGTACAGGAATCTGAGATTCTAGATTTTTTCTAATTTGTAGATTTATCAGTGCAGTGTCAGACTGCATAACTGATTTAAAATTATAACTTAAAAATTTGTCTGATTGCAAAAATGCTACAAATGCAATACCAGTACCTGCAGGGTTAGAAATTAGATTTGCTACTTCAGCTGCTGATCGTTTACGATCAGCCATATTAGATGGAGTCACTGCTTTGCTTCTAACCCAGTAATAGTATAATGTTTCTGAAACTTCGCCAGTGGTAGAACTAAAGAAAAATTTCACACTATAAACATCATTGTTGGGATACAACGGTTGGCCGCTAACTCCTTGAGCTAGTCCTGCATTGGTGTCTGCCAAAGCTGCCCATTCATTAGGTAGCAGCACTGTTTCTACCCATTCATAAACATCAATGCTGGCGCCTTGAACTGGTTGATTCCAATTTCCTATTCTATAAGCTGAATCTTTTTGTTCTGCATATTGAAACTTGGCGGTGCCAGTATTCCACCACAATTTGCCTACATTTTTTTCCAGCCAATTAATAGTAGGATCTACTACCACCGATGCTGTGCCCACAGTATATACTGCAGGGTCATACGGAGTTTTATATTTTATTTCTTGTTCAGCTATGTTTAAAATTTTTCCTCTAGCAGCATCGATATAATCTATATCTTGTATTTTTACATTTTTAACATTGTCATAGAGTTCAATTTTCTTTATTTTTCTTAGATCAACCAACGGCTGTTGATCAGTTAATGTAGTCCAACTTGCGCCAGCAGCGTTAGAAGTAAACAAGCGAACGATTCCTTGATAGGTATTAGTCACTGAATTTTTATAGTAAGGAGACCCCACTAGTAATTTTGTGCCTATACAATCTATGCTGTGGCCAAACGATTCGTCTGCTTGTAAATCGCTGTCAAGTTTTTCTGTGAGGAAGAATATTTGAGCTTTTCTATCGAATACGTAAACACCGCCGGTGAATCCTTGTTCTACATAAAAGCGTGTTCTGCTATTATCGAAAGTTGTGCCTTCTAATAGATCAAAGTTCACAGGAAATGGCGTTTTAGTATTTCTAGCGCCTACAGCTATCTTTGCACCATCGGGACTCACTGATACAGCAAAACCAAAATATTCGTTGGCATAGATTTCGTAACTCTGTAAACGCTGTTTCACCCGGAATTCAGTAACTGGTTGATCTAGTTCCAACACATACACAGCACCTTGATCTTGATAGTTTACATCTGATCTAGGACAAGCCACAGCCAATACTGTTCCGTTGGAATCCATATCCATACTAAATCCAAACTGATCCCCTGTACTAATAACTAGTCCAGAATCAATGTCAGTAAACGATGTCAGTGATCCGGCATTAATCATCTGGGTGAGTTCGTAAGAATCATACTCGGTTTTCTTATAAACAAAAATCTTACCGCTGGCAGTTGTTGTACTATCTCCGACTTGTTGCCAGACATAGCTATCAGACGGATCCTCTCCGTAGCTTCTATAGACAGACGAATCAAATCCAACTGGCTGACCTAGCTCATAGTATTGATATGACTCACTAGGCGATCCACGATATCTAACTGTTTCACCTTCGACGTATTCTACGTCGGCACGCCATAAGCCTCTGTAGTTGGCAAAGTAGGCTCCGTCACTGTCGGGTGCGCCTATAACTAGTATACTTCCATCACTGCTCATAGTCATAGAAAATCCAAATTGATCTCCCTGCTTGACTAATTCTGCTTTTTGTGTGTCCGTTAATAAACCTGTGGTGGTAAATTCTAAAGTAGATCCATCATCTTCTACAGCAATATTTGTAGGCAACGAACAATGAGTAGAAATATCACTGACCTTTAACCAGTTCTGTGAATCTAGAGTAATAGTGCTACCATCTGATGTCGAGCCATCTAGGCTCTGCCATAGATTGCCGCGAGCAGCTTCGCCTACAGGATCTTGGGATGCCTGCCATACTATTTCACCTTGCTTGTATGAATCGAACAGATTATAGATGCCTTTGTACAAAGGATTTTCCATGTGTGTCCATTCAGTTCCGGTATACTTGATAAGATATACTCTACCTGTGTTATTATAGGCACCTATAGCAGATACTGCTAGATAATATTCAGTTCCGTTTACCCCGATGGTAATTTCTGACCCAAATTTTTCGTTATCTGTAGGACGAGGACTTACAAATGCTGTGGCATGAATATATCTGCCGCTGACAAATTCGTATACAACAACCATACCTTGTTGATAATATCCGGGATTACGTGCTGCTGTTTCAGCAGGAATAATTGTGGTGTGTGGAACCCAATCGTCAGAGTTTATAGCTACTTGAGTGCTGCCGTCCCCGAGTCCTGCAAAATTTCCATTGGCATTTAATGCTCTATAAAGTCTTCCGGCATAGAGCACGATGTCATTTTGTTCATAGGCTGCTTCAGTCTGCCATTCGCCCATATATCTATTAATGACTCCGCTGGCTGTGGGAGCACTTATCACTAGATATTTGCCGTCTGGACTAACTGCCATTTTTTCACCGAACGATCCTAGAGCGATATCGTAAAAACCAACAGGCGGTGCTATAATTTGTTTTAGAGAAAGTCCTGTATCTGTTTCTACATACACATTTACAAATCCCGAACCAGGTAGGCTGCTAATTATATGTTTATTAATATTATCATAAACAACTTTAGAACCGGTGAGTAGTGGTGCTGAGGTACCAAAATCTGCTATGGATTTTGAAGTATATAATTTATTTTTCTGTACTACTTCCCATCGATCGCTGCCGTTGTTGTCTACAAATACCAACGATTTGCTTTTTAACAGTGCTGCTGGATGTTGATCAACCGCTGCATAGTCAGCAAATCTTGCAGTGGTCAACAACTGAATATTAACTGTCGTGCTAACATCTAACTCGGGATCACCAACGTCTGCGGCAACCACAACTGTTATAGTGGTATTGGTTACTTCACTGACTTTGAAAAATCCGCTAAGGTTAACAATCTCACGGAACCCAACATAATCATCGACTGTCACCGAATGTGGTCTGTTCAATGTTAGAGTAACTACCGTGTCATCTATACGGACCGCTTCAGTAACATATAACAGTGGTGACTCGTTGACCCGAAGCATCTGCCAGCTGTCATCGTTAAATGTTACCCATATGTGATCATTTTCGTCGACCGTAGTTATATCTAGAGAGGTCAGTTGATCTATTGTGCCGATCACGTGCTGATACTGTCCTGAACTAACATAGCCAGCAGTTAATTCTGGTTCTAGATCTACAGTGGTAGGTAAAATATCTACAGTATAGGGAATTGAAGAAATTGTGAAATCGCTGGCGGTAAATCTATAATATTGATCTAAGGCGTTGAGTGTTTCGCTGCTGGTAACTAAATGCGGCTGTGGATCTAATTTAAATCTATTCTTTTCTAGTTGGATTTCGATTTCTGAAAATTGATCCACCCCTCCAACCTGACCTAATCTAAAGGCCCATTCTTCATTGAGTACAATACTGTCGGACCCCGATCTGCTGAGCTTGTTAAAGATTTTGGTCACGCTGTTTGCAGTGCCTTTTTCTCTAATGAATCCTTGATATAGTTGAAATTGGCTTACACTGTCTTCTGCTAGATTCTGCAGGTAATCTCGTTGTTGGTAACCTATGGCATGTCTAGCTAATTCTCGTTGACTTTGGTCTAGCCCTTGAGACGAAGTTTCAAAATAATCGCTGAATTGTTTTATCTTATAATCAAAATTCGATACTAGCTGTTTGACTGGTTTTGAATCTAGTTTTGACCAGTTGGCATCGTTGAATGTTTCTGTGCCTAATTGATTTACAAGGCTGGTCCAATCATAAGATTTGTAAGATACGATATCACCTAACTTGTAATCGTTGAAAGGTTTCCAGGTCTGTATATCAACATTATCAAATATAAATCCTGGACTGGTGTAGTCGCCGTCCCAGTCTACTGTACGGAAGGCCTGCATCTTAATACGACCTTGACGATATCCGGTAGGCTTGTCATAGATAATATCATTGAATACTGTGCGATCATCAAATACAGTGACGTGTTCTTTTATTACATAATGTAGTCTTGCATAGTAGATACCGTCGGTGGTATTAGTGGTTTCTATTTTGAGATTTTGAAAGCCTCTATTGACATTTAAAAATCTCGGGGCCAACGGTGTTCCGTCTCCCTTAAGGATCTGGTAGTCATAGAATCCGTCTAATAAATTGTCCGGTGTTCCTATTGGTACTGAAATCTCTAATTTTTGTGCAGAAGGGCTTAGAGCAATAATAGCTCCCGATTCCCAATTGTGTTTGGTCCAGAACATGAACTCTTTAGCAGCACTAAGCCAATCTTGGCTGGTAGCGTTTTGAGGATCGTAGTTATCAAAAATAATTCCCTGTGTTTTTAGATAGCTCTCATAGCCCAATAGTAGATCCACTACCTCTTGTATACTAGTTAATAGTGTACCATAGCTTATCTGTCTCACAGACAGTGTGTTAAACACACGTCTACGTTGAGCTTCTATTGCACCTATCTTAGGTACATCGCCTAGTTTCTGCCATTGACTACGATCAAATTCTCCGGCACTGGTATGTGTTTTTAGGGCACGATAAAAATTACTTTGGTATCTAACTAATGTACCGTTGTTGTAGTTTTTGTCTGCAATCCAGTCAGTGAATGCTTCGCTGCTGCCGCCTACAGAGATTACAGGATCTTTGCTGCTGGCCTGAGCTTGATGATAATTGAAGTAAGGATGAATGTCGTCGTACCCTGCTAGTATCCAGCCTCCTGCGGTTTTTTCCAGCCGCACACCACTGTAACTCACAGTAGTTACGGGACTGCTAACGTTGAATATAATGTCATAATTTTCTGAAGGAATAAAAATTCCAGAAGTAGTAGATGCGGGATTTTTAGAATCTAATAGATATTTCTGCTGTTGCTGATCAACAAATCCACTCATCCTAAAACTAAGAGCCACATCTAATTTTTCTATTTTAACCTGTAGACTGTCTTTATCTAAACCTTGAGATTTTGTATAGCTGGTTAGATACTTTACCAATCCCGACGCTGTGGAATTTGTTACATAGGGTGATATATCTGCAATAGTTACAAATAAGTTTGTGGTAGAATTTACATACTGATCTAACTTGTTTTTTACAATTCTTGATCTATCAAAGTTATCAGGAATATATTCAAATGGTTTCATCAAGCACATAGCGGTGACTATTGCATAGGGCCATTCAGAGCTAGATCTCCAAGCGTATTCTGTTGGACTCACATCCCCTAATACAAAAGGTCCGCGATTGTTAATCAACGAAAAATCCTGCGCAAGATTAGAATCCAACGGACTCAGCAACTTACCGTCGCCATCAACAGGAATATGTGAAATCAATCCGGGACGTTTGTATCTATCGTGTCTTCCAGCTCGAACACCTTGTCGGATAATACCAGCTTCTAGGTCTTCCCATAAAATCAAATTGTTACTAGTATATGGCGCTGCACCGTATTCTTCTTGCCACCAATCGGGCTTCTGGCTAAATCCCAGCATTTCCCAAGGACAGCGATGTGGACGGTCTGTGTCATAGAAATGCTGATACACACCTCTCCACCAACCAGGAATATTTTTGGTCTTGGTAGGATCTGACATATTTGAATAGGTGTAAGTGAATGAGTTCTCACTGTCAAAATATTCATTCAAGGTATAGTTGATGTTGGTATTTTGAATCCACTTGAGAAAATCCTGCACTACAATACCATCTAACTGAGACTTAGAATATTCACCAACACCGTAATATCCGGCTAGTATTTGATCGATGTCAAAAACTGCAGGATCGTATTCTTGCTTGATATTATTATAGATTCGTAATTCAAGTTCCAACAACAGATCGTCTCTAAAATCATTGTAAGCTGCTGTGATACTACCATCGTGCCCTTGTATTACATATCTAGGCTCTTGATATGTGTCATCAAGAAATTTTGTTGGGGTGTATTTTTTGTACAATCCCATAGATGTCGGTGTTGGAGGAATATAATTAGTGGCTGTGCTGAGATATTCTCTTATTTCAATTGTATCACCCTCTGCTAACGAAATTTTGAGTTTTACAAAACTGAATGTAGAATCAAACTCATAGTCTTGAGTGTTTATTAATTGCACACTGTTTTTATAAACATACACAGCTCGAGTGCTTGGTGTTTTTAGATCAAATGGTGTTGTTAAAGAAAATACTTTGATTCCGATATCTTCAACAACTGTCTGCAATGCAGTGTACGCACCTGCACCTATCATATCTGAATCAGCGAATGCGTCTTTTGCTGTTTTTACTGCGGTAAGACTGTTAATGATATCATCAACAAAATCAACTATTTCATCATTGAAATCAATTTCAATGGCTCTTTGTAGAAAATTGTTTTTAAAATCTGTATATTCTTTTTTAGCATAGGAAATAGATTTTATAATGTTATGAGTCTTGTCACACAAGGCCATTACCGCCAATGGTACATTGCCACTGTGTTTTAAAAATCTTCCGGCCAACAGTCTGTAATCTTCAAGATCTCTTAGATTACTAGATCCTGGTAGTTTTCCTGTGTATTCGCTGTCCCATTCTACTGCACTAGAAATATGAGCCACAGCCTGACCTAGAGTAAATGACTCAATAGGTGTATTAAAAGGATTTTTTTCTAGACCAACCGGCATTTCATAGTAGCCCTGATCGGGTTCAATGTCTGTAATAAGTTTTATTACTACAACATCGTTTACCGCGAATGGGGTACTAAACACAAAGGTGCCACGAGTTCTTGTCCATGTGCCGGTATATCTCGAACCGTTAAGATAGAAATTTATTTCGGGATCACCAGACAAGCTCTCCCATGACACTGTGTTAAACACTAATGTGTCTGTGGCAATTTCTACCACTTGATCATCTATTATGGGTTGTATATAGGTAGAATTTAGTTGCTGCCATCCGTTGGCATATCTGTCAGATCCAAATCTATAAAAACCTGTGGATATTTTTTTCAGCACTGGAGACTTATCGATAGAGTAACGGAATGTTTCAGTGTCCCAGTTCCAATTAAATTCTATGTCGCCGATATTATCTATGTTGAGATAACTGATCTTGAAACCCAGTTCTTTATCAATTCTCGCGGTACCTGGCTTGTAGCTTAATATATTTGAACCTGTAAATTCTGTGTCTGCATAGGTGGCAGGATCTCCGAAACTGATTTCATTAGAATCGTAGACATCAAACTTTGGCGATTGGTTTACAGCAGTCTTGGGTTGGCTAGGTACCCAATCAGTTCCGTTGAAGTGAAACATTAGACCCTTGTTGACTGTGCCTCGTCTTACAGTCACCCCCTGTCCTAGTATCGATTCGGTGTCATTGCTTTCTCTTAGATGAATTTGAGCAACGCTGTTATGCGTGATAAATTCAACTGTGTAAATTTTATTATTAACTAATTTGTCTTTGTCTGCTACTACTAATACTCTTGCACCTTCAAACAAAAATTCTCCGTCTATGTTGTAGCCCTTAGAACCCTCTATGATAGAAAATACATCCGTGGTAGCTGTATCTATATAATCTACAGTCTGTTTGGCTGTAGATCCGTGATTGAATAGCTGTAGTCCTGCACGAAATTCTATAATTGGACGTTTGGCTCTAGCAGCTTCATTTGCTGGAAAATCTTGTCCTCTTAATTGGTATGATTTTTCTAAGACAGATCTGTGGAACCAACGATTGTATCTACTCCAGGGATTATTATCTGCGCTGTCTCTAGCAATAGTAATATAATCTTTAAATGCAGCATACTCTGTGGCGTCATCGAACGGTTGTGTGTCAAAGCCTTCGTTGTCAAACAATACTTCAGGGACTTCTGTGCTTAGTACCGGCACTACAAGATCACTAAATCTAGTCAAGGTTATAGCTGTGCCTACCCCTTCTACTAGCCACGAATCTTTTGCATAGATAGCAGGTGATATATTGCCTAAAAATTCAACAATCATACCATTGCTGAATTCTATACCATTGCCGCTGGTATATGTGGTTTTACCAATGATCTCTATGTCTACATTAACAAATGTGTTTTCTTCTATGTCTGCGATGACAAATCTACCAAATGCATCCGGAGTTATTTTACTTTGATAATATAGCGTGTCGGGAGCATCGTACGGTACTACAAACGTCAAGGTACCGTTTTCAATGCCGTTGTTTGTGATTCCATTGTTGTAGTCCAATGCAGAGCCTTCGCTAGCAGATTCCACATATTGCCAATCTTCACTGTCTACAGTGATTGAGCTAGCATCAAAACTAGTAACATCTCTAACAGCTCGCCATAGTTTTGAATCATAGACCACAAGATTGCCTTGTACATAGTTTCTGTTAGGCTGAAACAATAAACTACCTGTGTCAAAATTAGTGCGTATTGCAAAACCTTCAGCAGGAGCATTGACTCTAAATTTATAGGTCTGTCCTCGATAAAGAGTCAGCGTGGGATTATTAGTGTATGCATCTGGTGTGAATACAAATGAATTTTTAGTTGTACCTAATACTACCTTATAGGTGCTGTTAATGTTAGCACTCTGACCTGTGATATTAATACTTCGTGGGCCTGCTGGCTCCCAATAATATTCTCGATAGTTGATAAACTTGTCCCAGTCAATAGGAGGATTCCAAGTGTAATGTGTTTGGCTGGTTATCTTGTCATCGTTTTCGATGGTATTTCCGAAAAATTTCAATTGATTTTTAACATCAATATAGTCGTAGAAATTTTCTATTTTATCGTGATTTTTAAATATCACTCCAGGTTCAAGTTGATAACTGCTGCGCAATGTGCCGTTTGTGTCAACATATACATCGTTGCTGTTATAGGTTTTGCCATATCTACGACCAACATATCCAACAACTTTATCTAACAATCCCGGCTGTATTAAGGGATCGACTACCGCAGATAAAAATTTATCGTTGGCAGGAGTTTGAAAAATTACTGGTAGCAGCTCTACTGATCTGCGTATAGGTAGTTGACTGTTAGGAAATTTATCGGCCATATTAATAAGTTGTTGATACTATAGAGTTGGTGCTGGCACCTATTTCGGATGCGGTGATGGCAGAGACGATTTCTATATCGTCTACTGTGGCTGCGCTGATCAGTATTTCATCCGATCTGCTTTGTATTTCAAAAAGACTGCCAAATGATTGATTGGTTTGTTTTGGTACTATCACTATGTTGGCAAGATCCGGAGACGCTGTGTTTAAAATATATGTGGTCAGTTCGCCCATATAAAATCTATCGCCAAAGTCCCAATTATTGATATCAAAGAAAGTATTGATAGCAGTGATTACTCTTACTTTGATATCGTTGTCATTGATCGAGCGATTTTGATTCTTAACAATCTTAAACACTGCTTGTAGTTTAGGATCTGCTTTAGATCCAAACAGCACTTTGTATTTCACAGGATGATATATGATATCATCGCTGATAGATTTGATCGATGATAATGCTGTGCCAAATGTTGTTCTCAATGCATCGCTGGTAGGTGCAACTGGTTCGATGTCAGTGCCGCCTGCGAGATATATTCTGTAGCTTTCATCATAGCTTCGTATCAACAAATATATGTCAATGATATTGCTGGTAGAAGGATCTATCCTCCTATCTACACTGGCATTGTGAGTATATTGAAATTTAAGATTTCTTCTACCAACAACTGCTGTGTATTCGTTGGCTATGTCCAAGGTATTAGTAGTTCGATTTACTCGTTTAACAATGTTTTCAGCAGAGTCATAAAAGTATATCAACTGCTGATCAGGATAGGTCACTGTATCATTGAAAGTTATTCCAGATTCTTTTGGTACGGGTAAAATTAAATCATTTGAATTGTCTATGAGTGTTTTAATTGCTGTTCCGTAGACATCGTTTGAAGTCAGGAAAAATAAGAATTTTAAATCTTGATCTAGTCCTACAATATTTTCAAATGATTCAGGATTGTCGACCACTCCGTCGTCGTCGGCATCTCTAAAACTTAGTTTAATTTCGTTGGTGCTTTCGAAGCCGTCATCAAACTTTATAGTATCACTGATTTCAAACGGCACATCTTGTTTAAGCTCAGTGATACCATCCTTGCCAGTATTAATTCCCAACACTGATATCTGATCTTTAACCACTGCGCCTACTTGATCATTATACTGTTTCTCATTGCTGTCAAAATAAAATCTATTCTGTTGTACGCTACCAAAAATATACGACTGTTTTCTAATTCTCACGATATAGCTGTCAGGCTGTTTGACCAAAGCGATCACCCAAGAGCTGTCTATGTTGGTGTTGGTAGTATCTCCGGCTTTGCCTAACGTAAAATCATTGGTTAGATTTAGGTTGCTGGCAGTGATCAACTTCCATTGAGATTCAGTAATTTCATATCTCAGTCCAAAAGTTTGATTGTCAAACACTTGATTAACGATTTCAGTTTCAAGTGCCACAGGCAAGTCGCTGATAAATCGTGGCACTATGCGTTGAGCCACAGCACCTGTGGGAACTAGATCGCTGAGTGTGACCGGTCCTAGTCCTTTGACATATGTACCGTCGCCGGTGATCTTGACAATTTTTGTCCATATGTAATCTGTCTGGTCAGCATCGGTTGCGTCCGTTGGTACTAGTTTACCTTTTTTAAATTTAAATCCTGTAGGTGGAACAAACTTCACTGCTGCATTAACTAACGCATATTTCAAGTTGCTGGTAGAGTAGCCGCCAATTTTGAGTTGAGAATTGTCTACCACATTTTTAAAATATCCTGTACTAGTAGCTGTGGTCACAGACTGCCATACCGTGTTAACGTCTGTGAACAATATCTTATCAAACTTTGTAAAATAAAAATTATAAACTTCAGCATCTGTGAACACTGGTTCTACGCTGCGTCTGATAAAATTAATGATATCTATCCTGCTGGTAAATTTAAATGACAGCACCGATTCGTCTTCTTGTTTGTAAAGATATCCGTCATCTCCAAATATATTGATACTGCTGTATTTTCCAGTGGCGTCAATGATGTCAAAGTTTCTGCTGATACCGCTGGATGTCCTATTCACTGCTTTGATTTTTACAATATTCTGTGAACCCAACAATGGCGCTAGATTATAATCTTCTGCAGTGATCATTCTGTTCTGAGTATAGTATACTGCGGGGGCATTAGCACGAATGTTGTCTATGTCTTCAGAAGCTGCAGAGTTGGCCACAGTGCTTTGTAGCGCCAGACCGATGGTCAGAGTGTGTTCAACATTATTTTTGTTTCTATACAAAATAGAAATGTTGATGCCTCGTAATTCGTTAGGATATATGGTATACGATAGCCCGTTACTGGTTCTATAAAATACTCTAAAAGATCCTTGAGGTAAATTTCCATAGATTCCATCTGCAAACACAAGATCGATATTATCGTCTTCTTTGGTGTTGACAGCATAGATGTTGCGTATATCTTGCGTTACGCTGTTATAGGCAATGTTGTTGCCTACCAGCGATGAAACTTTGGTCCATTCTTCAAGTTGGGCACCTTGTGAGTTTAAGGAAAATAACCATACATCATCATTATTGATATTACCTGCATCGACAGCAATTTTTTCGTTAGTGGTTGGCACATCTACTACAAAGTCTGCTAATTCTAATGAGCCTTGTTTAAACTGCACAAAGAATCCGGTGTTGGCACTGCCTGGACCGGATCCATCGTTTCTATAGATAAATCCCATTTGATTGCCGGGCACAGGTGGCTCTTCGTAGATGTTTTCGCTGTTTTTAAAAGCTGTGCTAACTATCTCAAAGCTCATTCCTCTGCTGGCCACTGTCTTGGTAAACGAAAACAAAGGTACGTCTGTGGTAACTGTTCGGAATCTATATTGTTCTGTAGGAATTCCTTGAATAATAGCAGAGCCTTGGCTGCGGCCAAATTCTGTGTTGTCTGCCATGGCACTGTTCAACACAGTGAGAAACTGTTCTAACCAGTTGGCGTTTGTGGGGTCGTTCCAAGTTATTAACTGTTGCGCTAGATTTTTTCCGTTGCTGTCTATGAGGGCATCCGTGGTAGAAACAGTTGTAAATTTTAATAGACCGCTTGACGCCACAGTGCGTTTAGCATTATAACTAAGCATGCGAGCTATACGCAGCACACTTTCTTTGGTTTCTGCAAGTTCAATAAAATTTTCTCTGCTGGCAAGATCTATACGAAATGCTAGGCTTTGACCTAAGAATGCCACAGCATCTATCAGTGCCATGTATTCTGAAGATTCTATGTAATCATTGAAATCTTCTGGGTAGTTTTCACGTAGGTATGTGATGATAACCCTGCGCAGATTTTCAAAGTCGTAGCTGCGGAAATCCGCGTTTTTAAACGTCTGATATATCCTGGTCCAATCTTGATTTAGTATGAGATTGTTTTGTCTGCTGGTTGTGGTCATACCAATATTTACCCTTAAAAATAATATGCTTAGTTAATTACATTACTGTTTTTGTCAAAGTTCAAGGTCATTCGTTCATTGATGTTGAAAGGAATGTACACTATATCTGCTTGGATACGCATGCCCTGATCAGTGCTGTCTATGTTGATTTCAACTACTGAAAATCTAGGATCATAGTTTATGATAGTTTCCACATCTTTGGCTATAATAGATTTAACATCAGGTGTGAATGGTTCAAATAACATGTCCCAGATCACTGTGCCAAATTCTGGATTTTCTAATTTCTCGCCTTTGCGAATGTAGAAATGATTGATCAAGTCTTGCTTGACAAGATTGATGTCGTAGAGTTTAAAGTTCTTATTAGCTTCTTTGGAACTGAATCCTTTATAGGTGAATTGTCCTTGATTCTGTGTCACAGTAGCAGAACGCTGTGCTGCTGTTTGTTGATTGTATAGTCTTGTGGCCATGATTAAGTATCCCTATCTGTTTTATCTGGAGTGAGTAGATCAGGTGTTCGATGTTCGTGCAACACCCAAGGTTCGTGCATAGGAATACGTTTCATAAAACTTTTCACTATGCCTGCTTGATATTTCTTGTCCCAGCCCGCGGCTGAACTTGTGGCGGGATTGTCACGCAAATCGTAGGGTTTGACAAAGTCTGCAGCAACAGCGGTTTCTGCATTATTAGGACCGTTGAGATTGATTTTAGTACCGTTGATCTTGACTTCTGCACTGCTACCGATGCTGATATCTGCTGTGGAACTGATCTTTGTTTCTGCTGAACTTGCTATGTCGAGATCGTTTTTAGTAGATATTTTAGTCTTGGCTCCTACTAGTATGTCAAGATTGGCACCTACTGTGAGTTTGGCATCTGCATTGACTAGGAATTCCATGTCGGTGGCCACTTCTACATGCCACTTACCGGTTTCAGTTCTCATATTAATGTTTCTACCAGCTTCTAGATTTATATCTCTTGCTGCACGTATGTTAAGATCTTGTTGGGTATGCACACTGATACTGTCTTCTGCAAAGATATCTATTTTACCGTTGCTGGTAAGTTCTATCCAGGCGGTGCCACGAGCATTGGCAATGTAGATCAAATCTTCTGAATTGTGCATCAAGATTTGATGCCCTGTTCTAGTCCTTACTCTAAAGTATTCACTAGCAGGAATAGTAGGAGATCCTGTATCGCCTTTTTTCTGGTTGGCAGGATCCAATAGATCGATATATTTTACTGGGCCTTCTGCGGCAGATTTTTCTCTATGGAATCTATCATTGCCATCATCCATTACTAGTTGTGTGCCACCTAATCTACTTACTGGCACAGCGGCTTGACTGTCTGACTTGCCTATATTTTGTTTTTTAGCACCTGTTCTGCGATCAAGCGGTCCGGGTGTGCTGATACCAAATACCATACTAGGAGCTTCACGTCTTGGTGAACTTGTGTTAAATCCTCTCACATCATCTTCTAGTAATCCCTGTTCAAGAAATCTATCTGCTATAGGATGAACCACTCTAGGATATTTTTCTGGATCAATTTCTTGTTTTTCGCCATTGATACGTTTGTTGACTTCTGCCACAGGCAAAGGCAGTGCGGTATTGCCGTATCTTTTTTTATCTTCAGCATCTAGACTGTTCACTGTGCTACTAGCGATAGCCGGTACCATATGATTAATATTTACTCCCGGTACACAAGCAAACCAATAGCCTGAGGCTGGATCACCGTTGACAAACAACACCAACACATTGACTCCGACATCTGGAGGTACAAACCACATACCGTATGATTTTTGTGTGTCGCTGAAACCGTCGATGGTAGATTTAGTGCCGTCATTTTTACCCATGAATTCAAATGGTGTGTAGCCGAAGAAAGGGGACGCATATTTCACAATAAAAGTTTGACTGTCCTTGCCTGCGGTGTTGGCCTGATCTTTTTGCAAGGTAACTTCTATTGAACCCATAAATGATGGATCGAGGTGACTGATCACCCTAGCGATATAGATGCCGGTGGTTAATCCGCCTTTTCTACCTTCGTCTCCGACTGACGGGCGTGTTAGTTCTGCCATTATTTTTGTCCTAGGTCTCTGTAATATCTAAATCCAGTCACACGCGGTGCCTGGTCTGATGTTGTAGTTGTTGCTTTATTATCTAAACGACGAGAATCTGTAGATGCTCTTTGCCCTGACCCGCCGCCGGATTGTGGTGTGTCTAAACGTCGAGAGTCTGCCGACGATCTACTACCTGCAACCACAGTAGGCGAACCTGTAGAACTATTCTCAACTACTGAAGTCTTAGGAGGTTCTTTTGGACCTATCGCAGTGGCTGGAGTATCGGCTTTATTAGACCTTACCAACTTATCATACTCTTCACCGGTTTCTGGGTTGATGGCTCTTACGGTCTCGGGACCTTGCGGTCCTGGCATCCTTAAACATTTTAATTTTTGTTTCCAATTCCCATCAGAAAACGTGTTGTCGCACTGGACTACACGATATATACCACCAAACGGACTTTCCTCTTGAACTTGTGAAAAATCATATAATCCATTTGTTGTGTTAACATCGATTGGTGTTCTAAATGTAATATAGATATAAACATTTCCACTTTCATAATTCATTGTGCCATCTTCAGTGATTTGAGAAGTGGGCGCGAACGATGAGGAAAAATGATTGGCCATTCCCGAGTCTACCAACCAATAAGGGTCTCCTAGAATTTCCAAGTCTATGGTAACCATATCAGCACTGCTTCCACTGATGAATTTCTGTTGAAAATTTTCTGCAACCTTTTGTTCAACACTTTTTTGATCAGATCCGCCTTTGAGGCCTTCTAGTAACTCTGCACTGCGTTTAGGTCGGTGTCGTCCCATTGGTGCCGCCTGTACTTGGGTAGCCTGTCCTTGTTTGGTGCTTGTGGAAGAAGGCAAGTTTTCTGATGGGAATTGATCTTGTGTGGAAGTTTTAGCACCTTCTGATTCTTTCTTGGGATTGGCTCCTGAATAGAACAAATTATTAATTTGTACGTTAAAGTTCAGAACATCGACATTTTCTCCTGTGTAGATATACTGATATTCTTTCACCACATCTTTCATTACTTCTTTATATCCTATGGGTGCGGAAGTAGCATTGGCGAATATGCTTTGATGCACATAATAAGGAACCACTCTCCAAGTAATCCGTTTGCCGTAATCACCTGTGCTTTCGTCAAGTTCTAATAATTCTATCTGTACATCTAACTTGAACCATTTGATATATCCCTGCGGTGTAAGGTATTGTGGATCAAGAGCTTCTTGAGCATATTCGGAACTTAGAATGACCTGATTTATGATTGATGTTAGAGATTGCTTTTGAGCAAAATGAAAAGCACGTTTTTTAGGATCGATAGTCATACCGTCCCTTATCATCACGCCTGTTTTTTCATCGTATTGATCGCTGGCACGCTTGAACAACGGTCTTCCTCCTGAGCTTTGATCAAATCCAAACCCAGCTGACGCTATGCTGTTTTGATCTAATAGTTGAGGATCAATTTTGATCAAAGAGGCCGACACTGCTTTTATCTGCTCTTTTTTCTCAGGGTCAACTGTGGCTTTTTTTATTTCTACTTTGTTGCCTGCTGAACTTTTCCAGTCACTGGAAAGTATAGGAAACTGTATCACATACTCATCTTTTACTTCTATTTCTTTATCTATAACAAGTTGTCTTTCAACTTCATTTAAAAAAGATGTTAAACTTCCCTTACCATCTACTAACATATCAAACACATGGCCGCGGCCTTCGGCAAAAAGTTTAACATCGCTGTAAGAGATATTAACTGAACTTGAAAATCCCTGATGATTATAAGGTATGGCTTCAACTTTATATGTGCTTCCGCTTTCATTCACTGAAAATTTCACTGAGGTTAATTTTAGTACGAAAAACTTGGGTTTGATATTTGATATTACTTGGCCTAATTGATCGAAACCTTGTATGTCCATGCGTAATACAAAAGGAGCATTATCTAGATAACTTAGGTATGTTGCGTTTTTTGCGGCGGACTGCATGCTCTGCAACAACAATCCCATAGAATGTGGTTCAATAATATCAAATTCAAATTTCACCGCGTTGGAATTACCGGAGGCTTCATTGGCTCCGATGATATTTTTCATCATAAAATTGTTGATATAATATTCAGGCGCCGAGGACGCAAAAGATTTGCTTATAAAAATTTTTTGTCTTTGAGAATTAAATCTACCTGCACTTGAAAACACAATGTTCGTTAACTCACCGGGGCTATTTCTATATGTTCGAGGGTCATTGAATTGCGCAGGAGTAAGACAGGCCATGGTCCAAAGCACTGTAGAACTAGAAAATACCTCCATGGGATTTCGTATCACTGATGGAAGATTTGGATTTTTAGAAACACCATTGTGATCGCCAGGGGCTTTCTTTGTAGAAAATCCTCCTCTCAACGGATTCGATGCTCTTGTAGGATCTTGATTGGTTACATTTTCAGCTGTGCCTTGTGACACAGAAATAGTCGGAGACCCAGTCAGTGCCACTGACCCGTCTGGTTTAAAAGTTAATTCTTGGCCTTCGGGAATAAATCTTGCTACCATTTATACTCCTAGGAACTTTTGTAGATTAGTTTTCTTAGGAAGGTATATTACTACTCCTGGCTCAAAGTCGTATATGGGGTCTTTGATCACACTCATATTCCGCTGTACAAACACCCACCATAGTTTTGCACTGCCGTATACGTCAAAGGCCAACAAGTCGGGCCGATGTCTATATTGATTTTCTATCACATAACGAAAATCATCTGGTTCAGAAGGTACTGGGCGTATTTCTAATAAATCAAGATAGAAATTATTTTGTCTAGTATTTGCCCAGGGACTGTTTTTATTATAATCGGCCATTAGATATATCCTACTCCGCCTTCACCAGACATTCTGCCTCGAGCATAGTCTTGAAGATTAAACTTTCTTAGCCCTTGTCTAGTATAGACGGGTGCTACCACCACAGTTATGGTGCTGAGTGTAGGTACCCAAGTATATCTGCCGTTGTCAAATGGGTCGCATCGAATATAATTTATATCATCTTTAAAATCTACAGAAAAAGATTTTATAATAATAGGTACATTTTCAAATATACGAGCACCATATCCCGATAGTGTACAGATAATAGGAGGATTGCCTGCTAGTGGTGATTGGCCAAAAAACATTTTAGTGGCTGTTTTAAAAAAGGTGGTTGCTGCAATCCAATAGGCGCCTTCCGTGTTGGTCTCGCAACTGAATTCACCGCTGATCGTGATATCATCTATCACACTGTTTTTATAACTATACTGAGCATAATTGCCATGTGTGATCGGAATAGGAGTGTATTCTGCTTTGGTACTAACAGTGATACTAGGCATGTATGGCCAGACCACACCACCTGTGTCTTTGAGATCCTGAAACAGCGGACTGTTAAAAACATCCCAGCTTTGGCAATTTATACGCACACGCCAGTCGTCTGCGCTGCCGGTACTGAGCTGTATGGCTTCTCCTTGTGAGGCATATGTCTGTGCATCTTTTGGAATGTTGACACCACGTTTAAGACTAAGTACATTGTTAAGCATTCCGGCGGCTGCACCGATACCGGCGGCTGCTTTCATTAATCCACCTGCAAGGTTACCGCCAGTGAGTTTGTTAAGTGTTCCAGAAATATCTGCTGCTATGTTACTAGTTGACCCTGCTGCTGATCTTAATTTGTCTATCGCCCCGCCGACTGCGCTGTTGACTGTGACGTTTCCGCCCATAGCACTATTACCGAAGTTTTTTATACCGCCGGCCATTTGGTTCAATCCTGATTTCAGTCCGCCTGAAAGTTCATTGGCTTTTTCGTCCAGTTTAAGTTTTGAAACTTCAGAAGCAGCACTTTGTAATGCAGCCTGTCCTTCGTTGGTAGCTTGGGTAGCGACGTCTGAAAGACTTGCTACCAATAGTGATAACGGGTTCACAGGATTACCGCCTGGGCCCGAGGATGGTTTAGACGATGCACCAACGCCAAAAAACGCTGTTGCTTTTTCATTAATTGCTCGATTGTTAGCCACTTGTGCAGCAGAAATGCCCGTAGGGTCACCACTGGCCTTATTGATTCTATCAGCTTCTTGTTGTGCGGTTTCAGGATAAGTCTTGCGAGCCATTTTGAGCAGATTTCCTTGTCATATAGACTATTTATTATGATAAAAATGTGCTATTATATAATATATAACGGAGAATTCTAATCAATGATTGTACCTAAAATTAAGTACCTAACCAACAAAGATCTATTAAGAGAAATACACCTAAGCAAAAATACCTACTGTAGTTTCACTGATCCTACGTACGAAGAATACGATCTGATTGTTACTACCTTAGACAAGCTGAACATACGCACTATCGCAGAAGCCAAACGAAACAGAGCATCTAAAATGGCCAAGGCTGCACACGAAGCCGCTGTATATGCGGCTGGTAAAAAAATGCCGGCTAAAGAGTTTGAAGTAGATTATCGCAAGGTACAGAAACAGGATCTGGTTTTTCGTGTGATGACCTTTACACACATCCCGCTGGCACCTGGTCGTAAGAAAACTCTAAAGAACACCGCAGACAGTCATGACAAAGTAAACTTTCCACCGTTTCAACATTGGAAATATGACGACAACGGCAATTTGATTTGTGTGGGTAAAAGCCATTGGAAGGGTGATTTAGATCGCGGGGAGTTCTCCAAAGATCACGGACAAATGACTAACGACCTAGCTCGTATGTTTATCAAGCTCTGTGAGAGATATGCCACTAGAGGCAACGTCCGTGGTTACACCTACAATGATGAAATGAAAGGGCAGGCCATACTTCAGCTTACCCAGATTGGTCTTCAGTTTGACGAATCAAAAAGTGATAACCCGTTTGCATATTATACTGCCGCCGTAACCAATTCATTCGTTAGAATTATCAACCTCGAAAAACGCAATCAAAACATTCGAGACGACATTCTAGAAATGAACGGTATGAATCCTTCATGGACTCGCCAAAACAGTGCCAATGGTGGTAAGAACGCTCCCGGACCTGTTACTATCACGGATAGTTTAGATTGAGTTTGACCTTACATTTACATTCTGTTATAATTAATCTATGAACCTTTTTAAGAAAGTTGCATGCTTCACTGACATACACTTTGGATTAAAATCCGGAAGTCGTACACACAATCAAGACTGTGAAAATTTTGTGTCTTGGTTTTGTGACACAGCTCAAGCACAAGGCTGCGAAACAGCCATATTCCTAGGCGATTGGCATCATAATCGTAGTACCACTGATGTGAGTACCATGAATTATACTGTGAGTAACTTAGAAAAACTCAGTCAGAGTTTTGAACGAGTCTATTTTATTCTAGGCAATCACGACTTGTTCTACAAAGACAAACGTGAAATCAACTCCATCGAGTTCATGCGATTGTTTCCTAACATCGTGCCCATACGTGAATTACACACAGAAGGCAATGTCACTATCATGCCTTGGCTGATTGGTGACGAGTGGACCACAGTAAAACAACTCAAAAGCAGATACATATTCGGACATCTTGAGCTGCCGCATTTTTACATGAATGCTATGGTACAGATGCCCGATCACGGTCAACTCCAGACTGGGCACTTTCAAAATCAAGAACTAGTGTTTACCGGGCACTTTCACAAGCGACAACAAAAAGGCAATGTGGTGTATATAGGCAATGCTTTTCCGCACAACTATGCAGATGCAGGTGATGACGATCGTGGCATGATGATCATGGATTGGGGCGGCAAGCCCGAATACCATTCTTGGCCCGATCAACCTATATATAGAACCTACAAGCTGAGTCAAATCATCGATACTCCGGACAAGTTACTGCGTGAAAAGATGCATTGTCGTGTGACCATTGACTTGCCTATTACCTTTGAAGAAGCAAACTTTATCAAAGAACAGTTTATGCCGCAGTATAAACTGCGTGAACTCATGCTGATTCCTGAAAAGGTAGAAGTAGAAAGTGCTGTTAATCCCATAGACATCACATTCGAATCTGTTGACACTATTGTGATGAATCAGATCAATAACATAGACAGTGATACCTATGACAAAAAACTACTGTTGGACATCTATAACGAACTATGATTAAAATCAATAATCTCACAGTACGCAACTTTATGAGCGTGGGCAACCAGACCCAGGCCATAGACTTCGATCGCGGACAACTTACTTTGGTATTAGGCGAGAACTTGGATCTAGGCGGCGATGACAGCGGAGCTCGTAATGGCACAGGTAAGACTACTATTATCAACGGTCTCAGCTATGCTATCTACGGACAGGCTCTGACCAATATCAAGCGTGACAATCTTATCAACAAGATCAACTGCAAAGGCATGCTGTGTACTGTTACTTTTGAAAAAGATGGTGTCAAGTATCATATCGAGCGAGGTCGTAAACCTAATCTATTGAGATTCAGCATCAACGATCAGGAACAAGAGCTCAGCGACCTCGACGAAAGTCAAGGCGACAGCAGAGAAACACAAAAGGCCATTGAAGAAGTATTTGGCATGAAACACGAAATGTTCAAACATCTCATTGCCTTGAACACCTACACCGAACCGTTCTTGAGCATGAAGGCAGCAGATCAACGTGCCATCATTGAACAGTTGTTGGGCATTACCATACTGTCAGAAAAAGCAGAAGCTCTCAAAGATGCAATCAAGGTCAGCAAAGACAGCATTGCAACAGAAAACACAAGAATAGAAACTGTCAAAGCCAGCAACGAAAGAATACAGCAGAGCATTGAGTCACTGATACGCAAACAGCGTATGTGGGAAGAACAAAAAGAAACTGCTCTGACAAATTTACTTAAAAGCATAGACAGACTCAGCGATATTGACATCGATCAAGAAATTGTCAATCAGCGAGCGTTGGCAGACTGGAGTGCAAACAAAAAAGAACACGAAAGCCTAGCATCATTGAGTGCTAAACAAACTGCTGCTTTGGAAAAAGAACAGCGTATTTTAGAAAAGCTGGAACGAGAATTAGTTAGCCTAACAGAACACAAGTGTCACACCTGCGGTCAGGAATTACACGATTCCAAGCACACAGAAATCATGTCTGCTAAGTCTGCGCAGATTGAAGAAAGCCGTGGTGTTATCAATGAGCATCTTGAAGAGCTTAGTGTGATTGTTGAAGCAATATCTCTGCTAGGCGAACTAGGTACATGTCCCGCAGTGACCTACGACAATTTAGAACAAGCACTGAATCATAAAAACACACTAGGCGGTCTAGAACGTGATATCACTATCAAGACTGCAGAAGAAAATCCCTATGATGATCAGATCGTTGAACTAAAAGAAACAGCCGTACAGGAAATAGATTGGAACAGTCTCAACGAGTTGGTGCGTGTCAAAGACCACCAGGAGTTCTTGCATAAATTGTTGACTAACAAAGATAGTTTTGTTCGCAAACGAATAATTGATCAGAATCTTGCGTTCTTGAATCAACGACTGACCTACTATTTGGACAAGATTGGCCTGCCGCACACAGTGGAATTCCAGAATGATCTCACCGTGATAATCACGCAGCTAGGACAGGATCTAGATTTTGACAATCTAAGTCGTGGCGAACGGAATAGACTGATTCTATCGTTGTCGTGGGCATTCCGTGATGTATGGGAAAACCTGTATACCAGCATTAATTTATTGTTCATCGACGAACTTGTGGATTCAGGTATGGATGCTAGCGGTGTTGAATCCAGTATTGCTGTGTTGAAACGCATGACTCGCGAGCGTGACAAGAACGTATTCTTGATTTCGCATAGAGATGATTTAACCAGCAGAGTTAATCACGTGCTGAAGGTGATCAAAGAAAACGGATTCACCAGCTATTCTAATGATATAGAAATTGTAGCATGAGTTCAGACGCACACGATCGAATGATCCATGCCTTTCAAGAATACTTTAAATGGCAGGATCGTTTTCATCACAAAAAATCCAACGAAGCAGGCATCAAGGCACGACATTGGCTATCAGAAATACGCACAGAGGCATCAATTATAAGAGTAGAAATACAAGATAAACGAAAGACACAGAAAGAATCCAGAAA